AGTGCAAAACCTGCGTAACTTTCGTGTCCTGTACACAGTAGTCCAACATCTCTGGACTGAATGTTTCCCAAGCCCCATTGTTAGCTTCGCTATATTCACCTTTCAGTTCTCCTAAGCGATAACCCCAAGCTTTTAGTGAGTGAGATCCCCAAAGCTTTGTAGGCAATCTCTTGTGGTCAGCATCAAGCTGCATGAGGTGAGGCCAAATGGTTCTTGAGCAAACTAACGTATCGAGAACGTCACCCTTGTATTCCCATGACCAGAGCTTTTTAAGTACAGGTAAATCATAGGAAATTAGGTTGTGTCCAATTAACTGGACAGCGTTCTCCATCAGAGGTATGCAGTCTTTCACTGTATTTCCGTGGAACGTGTGTACCTCACTACTATCAACATTTCTCAGCACCACGCAGTGAATGGTAGTGACATCATCAAGTAGGTTGTCTGTCTCAATATCTAAGATATATTTCATGGCCCTGTCTCCGCAGTGACTAATTTAGTTCTGGATTTTCTTCCAATTCCTTTTCAAAAATTTCACGGAACTCTTCCAGTTCAGGGTAGTTACCCAGTTCAATTGATTGCTCTGTCTCTACGAGATAAAGAGAAATCAGATGTCCAATCCACGCTCTGCGTAGTTGGTCTTCGGTGTAAAGCACCATTAAAAATATTCCTCTGTTGTAGTAGTTTCGTCAGTGAAGGGATCAGACGTTTCATACAGACGGGTAGTGTTAGGTTCATACCCTAGATAAATCATGTTGCCTGTAGATTGCCCTGTGTAGCGATCCTTCAACACACGGAGACGGGTGGTCTGCCTCTTCTGTTCATCTGCATCCTGCTGATTACGTTCAAGACCAAACATGAAGTAACTCCAGAATCCGATTGATCTAGAACCTTTGAAGTGACGGATCGAGACCTGACCTCCCTCTTCATGAGGCTTGCCATCAGGAGTAGCTAAGTGTGAGACGAAATGGATAATCACCCTGAGTTCGTTGGCAATCCCTGCCATCTCTTTCATGATCTGCTCTAAGCTTCCTCTCTCATCTGAGGTGTCAGCCATAGCAGTTAGGTGGTCAATGTAGAACAGCGTGATACCTTCAGCGTGTGCCATGTAGCGCAGCTTGTTCTTAATGACATCCCAATCAGTCTGACCAAATGAGTTATAGAACGTGACCTTTCCTGCAAGACTGCGAACTGCATCTACCAGTTCTTCAGAGTCCCAACTCCCGTCAGGGACATGGAAGCGTCTGCCTTCTACCTTGCCTGCAATCCGTTTAGCAGTCTCAGTTGGTAATTGTTCCAAGAAGAACACACCAACCTTGTGACCTAACTCAGTAATATCAAAAGCAATCTGTTGGGTCATGAAGTCTGTCTTACCGATCCCAGTACCCGCACCGAAGGCATACACCTCACAAGGCCTACGCCCATAAGTGATGTCCGTCAGGGTGGGTAAGAACCAAGGAAGTCCTTGCTCGATTGGCTTACTGATCTCATCAATTAGATCTTCAATGTGTACCAATCCATCAGGACGGTATTCCTTAGCGTCCCAAACTGCGTAGCTCAGTTCCTTGACCTTACCTGCTTGCAGTAATTCATTTGCATCCTTGCACTGCAGGTACGCAATCTTCGCCTTGCCTGGGGTTAAGAGTTCTGCACAGTCGCGTGCTGCCTGCTGTCCTACCTCATCTTGATCGAACATCAAGACAACAGAATCAAACTTCTCAATCCATTCAATCTGCTTCTGTATATCTTTCTTTGCTCCAGAGACTCCATTCTTAATCGAGACAACAGGCCACTTAGGGACTGCTTGAGCTACACTCAGACAATCAATTTCACCTTCTGTGATGACAAGCATCTTGCCGCCGTCTTGAGCAATACTCTGCCCGAACAGACAAGCGTCCTTGATGTTCCCTATGACTTTGAATGTTTTGTCTGGGTATCTAAGTTTCTGTGCGACAACTCTTCCCTGAATGTCGGTGAATGAAGCCACTTGTACAGGAGAGCCGAGGTACTCAGCGACTCCGTATCCGTACTGTCTGCAGGTCTCGTAATTGAGTCCTCGCTTTGTGAGTGGGGTGACTTCGGGTTTGATGAATTGTGTTGATTGTGCGTGCTGTGGCTCATGAGTCACTTCACCCTCCGCAGGTGTATAGGTTTGACATGAGAAGCAGAAGTGATGTCCATCTGTGTACAGAGCATTGGCATCACTACTACCGCAGTGTGGACACGCCTCATGGCGTATCAACTCAGACTCAGTCATCGTCTTCGCCACAGTCTTCCAAATTATTGACGTACTCTAGTTCGTCTTCGACTTTGTCCACCCATTTGTTCAACAGCTCTTTGAAGTTTGTTAGCTCTTCATCGCCACAATTTTCAAATGTATGGTTTAGTAAATCCTCTAGATCAAACTCAACCTTCATGTATCCATTCCTCTGGAATTGTTTCACCTTCAGCCCAAGTAAAGCCGTAACGGTCAGCCCACTCACCACAAGACATCTTCGTTCCGTCCTTGCGTACCTTCGCCCCTTGAACGGGGGAGGAGGCACGTTGGAACAAGAACCTAATCTCTAATTCAGGATGTTGTGCCTTAACTGCTTTCATCTTGCGCTGTGCGTCTTGGCGGAAATAACCTTTTAGTTCGACATAGATGCCACCGAGCTTAAGATCAGGAACATAGGAGCGTTCAACGCTGTACGATAAAGTGTGTGGTTCGTACTCGTAGCTCACTCCTGCGTCCTTCAATTTACCGATGACTCTCTGCTCAAAAGTCCCCTTCAACTGCGACATCAGCAGACTCTTCTTCAAAAGGCACTTCACTACTGTTGTCTTTTTCAACAGCCTTAGCGATGTATCCATCTTCCTCCTCAAACGGACTGTTCGATGGGGTGTACTCCTTCAGCTCAATAACCTGAACAGCAGAAAGATACAGAGTGACGTAGATGGTCTTCTGTGCAGCGACATAGTTAGCGGTTGGATTGAAGGCAATATTGACTTGTGAGCCGTTGCCAATCTCGATGCCTAATTTATCCATAGGCTTGCGCTTGGCATCCACCACCATGACCCTACGTTTGAGACCTTCTTTGGTGCGTGCCTTTGCCTTGAACTTAAATACGAGGTTCCCTGTTGGGTCACCATTATCATCGTACTCAGTATCAAAGCTGTGTCGTGTGGACAGCGCGTTCTTCATTTTAGGATCACGCTTGACCTGGGCTTGGAACTGTTCGTTACCAACACCTTCTAGGTGCTCACACATTTCGGCTGCTTCAATCTCTGAAACAACTAATGAGATGCTAAAGTCGCCTTCTTGATCTTTAACAAATTTGCGGGAGTTGTTATCAAACTTCTCCTGCTGTCCTTCAAAGACTTTTGCCCAAAGAGCAGAGCCTTTTAGAGTCTTGACATTACTAGCCATTATATCTCCTTAAGTGTAGTTTTTCC